ATCTCTGTTGAAGATCTAAATGGAGAGTTAGTTGTAGAGTATTTAGAAGAGGAAAGCTTTATGTTTTCTGGATATCATAAGCGCGTTCACATGGGTAATATGAGTGAAGTTGTAAATGATATCTGTGAATCAGTAGGTGATCCTACCGATGAATTCATCTTAGACTTAAAGACTAAGATTAAAACTGCTACCACGAATACTGCTATGGGTGAATGGTATACTGAACCTGATTACGTGAATGGTTGGGATGATATTGATATAGAGCACGAAATGTAGTAACCGCCCCTTTAGCTCAGTTGGTTAGAGCATCCGACTCATAATCGGCAGGTCGTTAGTTCAAGTCTAACAAGGGGCACCAATTTAATTATATTAAGGAAATTATATTATGTTAGAAAGTGATAAGAAAGATATTAAAGTGGTAATGCAAGATATAACCGATTCAATGATTCGAATCTCTAGTGAGAAAGAATTCATTAAAGAGGCTATTATGGCTATGTCAGAGAAGTATGAGTTGGATAAGAAGCTTCTTAAGAAAGTAGCAGCTATCTTATACAAGCAGAATATTGCTGAGGTTAACGCTGCTAATAGTGATGTTCAAGAGTTGTATGAAGATTTAACTGCTTAAGCCGGTATCTATTCGTATCATATTATGATACAATGGTACATATAAATCATATCATGGAGAAAAATATATAATGAGAAACGACTTCCTATGGGTGGAGAAATATCGCCCCAGCACCATTAACGACTGTGTTTTAGATAATACACTAAAAACAACATTCAACGATATAATCAAGGGTGGAGAACTTCCTAACATGATGTTCTCAGGTACCGCGGGAGTAGGTAAAACTACAGTCGCAAGGGCCCTTTGCAATGAACTAGACCTAGATTATATCATTATTAATGGTTCAGAGGATGGCAATATCGACACTCTCCGTGGTAAAATTAAACAGTTCGCTTCGACTGTTTCATTGCAAGGTGGATATAAGGTGGTTATATTAGACGAGGCCGACTACCTTAATCCCCAATCTACTCAACCTGCTCTTCGTGGTTTTATCGAAGAGTTTTCAAACAATTGCAGATTTATTCTAACCTGTAATTTCAAGAACCGTATCATTGCTCCATTGCACTCTAGATGTAGTGTATATGAATTCAATGGTGGGGATAAACAAGTAATGGCTGGCGCTTTCATGGAAAGACTAACCAATATACTTAAAACTGAAGGGGTAACTGCTGAAGCCCCAGTGGTTGCTGAACTCATTATGAAATATCTACCAGATTGGCGTAGAGTTATTAATGAGTGCCAGCGCTACGGTATCTCTGGTTCAATTGATTCAGGCATCCTTGTATCATTATCTGAGGGGTCTATTAAAGGACTTATGACTAACCTTAAAGCTAAAGACTTTAAAGCGATGCGAAAATGGGTGGTTGACAATATGGATATTGAGGCCGCTAAGATCTTCCGCATGGTTTATGATAATATGCTAGACTATGTAGAACCATCATACATTCCACAGTTGGTGATTACCTTAGCTGAATATCAGTATAAAGCGGCTTTTGCATCTGATGCAGAATTAAACACTGTTGCTTGTCTTACTGAAATCATGGCCCAAGGGCAGTTCAAATGAGTACAAAGAATCCATTTGACTACCTAAATGCTATCAATGGTAGCAAGAAAGATATATTAGAGAATGAGAAAGATTACCCGGCCTTTATGGTTAACCGAGGGCTTTCTTACTTCCCTGATACTGTTATTCTTGCTAATGAAATGAATATTAATGCTAGTCTCTCCCCACGCATGCAATTTGACTTTCTTATAAATATCGTTAGGAAGCGTAAACGTTTCTCTAAGTGGAATAAGACCTCAGAGTCTAACGATATTAAAGCCGTCAAAGAGTATTATGGTTACTCTAATGAAAAAGCGCGTGATGTTCTTCCACTTCTTACTATTAATGAATTGAAAGAGATAAAGGACAGAATAGATCATGGTGGAAATAAGAAATGATGCTGTAGTAGATTGGAACCCAAGTATGATGTTGGAGGTTACCCTAGCACAGCCAGATGATTTTCTTAAGATACGAGAGACCCTAACTAGAATAGGCGTCGCATCTAAGAAAGAATCAAAACTATACCAATCGTGCCATATCCTACATAAACAAGGTAGATACTTCATAACCCATTTCAAAGAGCTATTTTTACTAGATGGTAAGCCATCTAGTTTAACAGTGAATGATTTAGGCCGTAGGAATTCTATTGTACAGCTTATGTCTGATTGGGGATTATTAGAGACAATTGACGTTATCGGCGCGGTTGCCCCTCTAAACCAAATTAAAATTATAGCACATAAAGATAAAAAAGATTGGGAACTTTGTCCCAAATATAATATCGGTAATGTATAAATAGAAACTGTAAGGGGCTTCGGACCTTACACAGAGAAGTGATCCAAGAGGGTCACTATAATTACACCCCTCGCTTAACAGGAGAAAAACATGACAACATTCCAAAGAGACCTATTTCTAGGCTTCGACGATTTATTTAATTCGTTAACTAAACCCACAAGTAAACAACAGTCCTACCCACCGTATAATGTAGTAAAGATAGATGATAATAATTATCTTATTGAAATCGCAGTGGCAGGATTTGATGCAGATGATATTACAATTGAATTGCTTAAAGGCCAATTAACTGTAGCAGCAACACCAAACGAGCATCCATTCGATATCAATTATGTCCATAAAGGCATTTCTAGTAGGGCCTTCGTTAGGGCATTTACCTTAGCTGATTCAATTGAAGTCAGAGATGCTGAAATCCATAAAGGGGTATTACAAATTAGATTAATTAATCGACAGCCAGAAGAGGATAAACCTAAACAAATTAACATTATTGGTAGCACAGTTGATAAACAACTATTAACTGAAGGCTGCTAAAGGAGATATATTATGAGTAGTATTGTGAGACTAAGTACCGGTGAAGAGCTATTATGTGACTATGAGGTAATTGATAGTGATCATATGGGCCTTAAGGCCCCCTATCTAATCCTACCTACCGCTGAGGGTAGTATTCAATTCATGAAGTATATGGCTTATGCTGTATACACCATATTACCGGTTAAGACTAGTAATATCATGTGGATTGTTGAGGCTAATACTGAGCTAAGTAGTAAGTACCGTGAAATGACTGGTAAGATTGCTATTAATGCGGGACAAAAAATAATTACATAATAGGTATCTATTTTACGTCAGTCATGATATAATGGTACCATGACTGATAAAATGTATACTAACGCTTACCGCTTCGGCAAAAATATTCGATACCTCGGATATGAGAACGGCAAGAGGGTCCAACGTGTTGTGCCCTTTTCTCCCACCCTTTACGTAACTTCAAAAGATCCTAACGCAGAATGGAAATCTCTTGACGGTTTACCTGTGGAACCAATTAAGTTTGGGACTATGCGGGAGGCCTCAGACTTCTCTAAGCAATATGATGATGTTGCTGGTTTCGATACCTATGGCAATACGAACTTTGTGGTTCAATATATCAATGACCTATTCCCTGGAACAATCAAGTGGGATAGGAATCTGATTAACGTTACCTCCCTCGATATTGAAACTAAATTCGAGAATGGTTTCCCTGAACCAGCAATTGCTGATCAAGAAGTTACAGCTATTACTTGCAAGAATAATATTGATGATATCTACTATGTCTTCGGGTGTGGTGATTATGATGTAGAAGCCTCATATATGCAGGACTACCAAGTCATCTACAAGAAATGTAAGGATGAGAAAGAGTTACTCACCCGCTTCGTTATCCACATGGGTAACGTTGATGTTATCACTGGGTGGAACGTAGAGTACTTTGATATCCCTTATCTTGTCAATAGAATTGGTAAGATCTGTGGGCCTTCTATCCTTAAGAAGCTATCACCATGGGGAGATATCAAAGATTCTACCCAGAGGCCTAATGCTTTCAATCCTAAACCTCGCCCACAATTTAAGATTATGGGTATCACTGTCCTCGACTACCTCGAGATCTATAAGAAGTTTACATATACCCCTCAAGAGAGCTACAAATTAGATCATATTGCCCATGTAGAGTTAGGTGATCGTAAGCTATCGTACGATGAGTTTACTGACTTGAATGACCTATATGCCAATAATTATCAGAAGTTCATTGACTATAACATAAAAGACGTTGAAATCATTGATCGCTTAGAAGATAAAATGGGGCTAATTACCTTATCAATGACTATGGCCTATAAAGGTGGGGT